TTGCCCGCACGAACCACAAAACCCGAGGGCCGAAGCCAATCCGGCGGGGCAGCTCCCTAGCTCAACCCTAGGCCCTCGGCTTCGATTTCCCCTCCCGGGGGCACTTGAAAATCACTCGCGTCGATTCCCAAGCCAACTAACGCCCACGCCCGCTGTCGCGGGAACCGGGAGGGACACTTTCCGAAAGAAAACCCAATGAACGCAACATCCATTCAGAAACCCGACGTGCTCTCGATGGCTGAACTGGTGGCCAAAAGCCCAGACCCAGTGGCCGCCATCCAAAACCTAGGTAGGACAGTCGCCCGCTCCCAGATGATGGGCCCGTGTGACCGGGCCGAAATCGGCGAGGTGATCGTCATGCTCTGCATCACCAGCGGCTGGACGCTGGCCGAGGTGTTCCGCACCTACCAGATCAGCTTTGGACGGCTGGAGAAGCGCATCGACGCCGCCATGGCCGAGTTCAAGGCGCGCGGCGGGAAGGTGGAGTGGATCGCCGACGGATCCGACGGCAAGCAGGCCCGCGCCAAGTTCACCATGGCCGACGAGACGCTCGAAGCCGGCTGCACCACCGACGAGGCCCAGAAGGCGGGCTGGTTCAAGAACGGCAAGTGGGCGACCGAACCGCAGACCATGCTGCGGGCCCGGGTGAAGAAGCGCGGCATCGTGGCGCTGTGCCCCGATATCTTTTTCGGTGAGTACGCCGACGAGGACAGGCCCGAGGCGACGGTTGAACTGTCCGCCGAGAAGATGGCCGTGGCTGCTGCAGCGGTGGCGACCACACCGAAGCCCGCACCGGCACCCGCACCCGCACCCGCTGCGACGCCCGCACCGGTTACCGCTCCTGCCACTTCCCCGGCGCCCGTGGCGGCACCATCAGTCGTCAACGTGCCCACCGCCCAGGCCGGCGCCGTCCCTCTGTCCACCGAGCTTCAGGACAAGTTGGTGGAGATCATCGGCGGCGAGAAGATGGCCTCGGCTCAAGCGTGGGCCAAGTCGGTGGGCTGGCTGCCTGAAGACGGGACGATTGAGGAACTCCCCGAGAAGCACGCCCGGGCGATCATCGCCAAGCCGGACAGGTTCAAGGTGGCGCTTGAGGCATTCATCGCGAAGGGGGCAGCTAAGTGAGCGCTCTCGTTCTCCGAGGCGCATCCGAGGTGGCGATCGACATCGCGCCGGACGCCATCAGCCAGCGGGACTCCACCATCTCGTTCTCCCAGCTCCACACGGACATCGACACCCAGGCCGACTTGGCGGAGGCCATCGAGTCCATCCGCGAGCTCCGCGCCATCCAGAAGGCAACCGAGGACAGCCGGACATCCGTCAAGAAGCCCGTCCTCGAGCTCGGCAAGGCGATCGACGCCAAGGCCAAGGAGTTCATCGGGCCGGTGGAAGCCGAGATGGCCCGCGTCAATGGCCTCGTCACCGCCTACCAGTACGAGCAGGAGCGCCTCCGGCAGGAAGCCGAGCGCCAGCGCATGGAGGCTATCAAGAAGGCGCAGGAGGCGGAAGCCCGGGCCCGCGCCGAGGCCGAGGCACAGCGCCGGAAGATCGAGGAGGAAGCCCGGGCGGCTGCGGCGGCGGCCAAGGCTGCGGACGACGTATTCGCCGAGGCTGAGGCAACCGCGAAGGCTCAGGCGGCGGCAGCCGAGGAGGCGCTCCGGATCGCGGCGGCACAGGCGGCTTCGAAGGCCGCCACCACTGCGGCCGTGGTTTCGACGGCGGCGGCAATCGCCCCGGTGAAGCCGGAAGGCGTCCAAGTCCGACGCGAGGTGAAGTTCAGGGTGACGAACGCACTGGCGCTCGCGAACGCACGGCTGGACCTCGTCATGATCGAACCGGTGCGCGGCGCGATCATGCTCGAGCTAAAGCGCGTGCCGGAATGGGAGGGCGAGAAGGAAGTGGCACCCGGCCTGGTGGCGTGGTGGGAAGGAAAGGTGGTGGTTCGATGAACCCGCCAGTCATCCGCCCGTCCTCACTGCCGGCGCTCGCCAAGTGCCCCTGCTATTCGCCGGACCAGTCCACCGGTGAGACCCAGAAGTCGGAAGGCACCAAGCGCCACACCGCCCTCGGGAAGTACCTGGCCGACGACCCGACGTGGAAGTCCGAACTCGGGGAGTGGGACGCGGACGGCGTCGAGTGGGCCGGCGAGTACATCCGCACCCACGCGCCGATCGCCGATCACCCGCTCGACATTGAGGTGACCGACTGCGCGGTGCTGCCGGACCTCAACCTCGTCCCCGGCACGCCGGACGTCTTCTGTGGGCCCGTCCTGTTCGACTTGAAGGGCCGCCAGATCGACACCTACCGCGAGCAGATGGACGCCTACGTCCTCCAGCGCCGGTTCCCGGTGGTGGACGTCCACGTCCTCTACGCCACCGAGCGGCGCGCCGAGCGGTTCACGGTGCGTCGGGACGAGGCCGAGGCCCGCGTGATGGCGATCGTCGAGAAGGTGGACGACGCCGGGCGCAAGCCGGCCATCTGCGACTTCTGCGGGTGGTGCTCGAACCGGCCGTCCTGTCCGGCCCTCGGAGCCGCCGGCCAGACTGCGGCCGCAAACCTCGGCGTGACGGTGCCTGCGGGAAACATCGAGGACATCACCGACGCGGCCGGGCTGGGCGATCTCAAGCGCGCCGCCGACGCCGTCGGTGAATGGGCCAAATCGGCCAACGCCCACGTCAAGGAGATGGCCACCAAGCGCGGCGTCATCGCGGACGGCTTCCGGATCGTCCAGCGCAAGGGCAACCCGTCCATTTCGGACGCCTGGGCAGCAGTTCAGGCTGCCGGGCTTCCAGTCGAGTCTGTCGCGCGCCTGTTCAGCATCTCGCTTCCGGATCTCTCGGGCGCCTACGCGGCCCAACACGGGCTCAAGGAGAAGGCAGCCCGTGCGGATCTCGAAAGCCGCCTCGGCCAACTCATCGAGCGCGGATCCACCGTCCAATATCTCACCCCAACGAATTAACCCATGCCCACATTCACGAATCAGGAGAATCAGTCGTTCATCGTTCACCCAGCCGGCGACTACGTGTTCCGAGTCACCGGCATGGAATCCGGAATCCAGTCAGGCCAGGGGAAAACCTGTGGCTCTCCCTACTGGGAGCTGAAGCTCGCACTTGAGAAGGGCGGCGTGGTGTTCGAGCGCCTGATCGACCACCCGACGTGCTCATGGAAGATCGACACCTTCCTCAAATGCACCGGGGCGGCGCCGGCTCCGAACACGCCGTTCGAATTTGAAGAGTCGGCGGCTGAGTCGGCTGGCTGCCAGTGGATCAACCCGGTGGGCCTCCGCGGCTGGTGTCACCTCATCGTGGACGACTACCAGAAGGCCGGGAGCACGACGCCGATCAAGCGGAACAAGGTCCAAACCTTCTTCACCGACAAGCCGAAGTTGCAGCGCATCGAGGAGCCGAAGCCCGAGCCGGTGACTGCTCCGGTGGCCGAGGATGACATCCCGTTCTGATGTAATCCCATGAGCGCGAAATGCCCATGGTGCGACGAACCAATCGTCGATGGTAAGAAGTACTTCGACTGCGGCACGTCCACCGATCCTGACGCCACGGAAAAGGATCGGGACTTCGCCTGCTTAATTCTCGCCGAGCGCAACAACTGGAGGAACGCCGCACGGGCGCTCCACGCGATCATACCGAGCGCAACTTCATGGAGAGAACCCGCGAACGTCCAGGCCGCGCTGGAGTTGTACCGCAAGGCACAGGAGGCGTCTCAATGAGATTCGCAACCTTCATTCTGATCACCGTAGCGCTACTCAACGCTGGTGCATTCCTTCACACCATCACGCACCGCGATGAACCCCGACTGTTGGTCGTCACCAACTACGTCCGCAGCCCGATCTACGTCACCAACACTGTCACCACAATCCGCGAGGTTCCTGCGCCGTCGCAGCCGTACTACTCGACGCCTCTGCCTTACCTCCCGAGCCATCCGGTGACGGACACAAACTTTTGGCAGCGGGCGATTATGATCGATGGAATCATGACAACCAACTACCTCGTCTACACCAACGGGTTCATGTCCATCCAGTCCGGACCCTACACCAACGGTCAGATGACCGTGATCCCGAATGGAGGTGCGAAGTGAGTGACGAATTCGATAATGGCCTGATTATTGTGAAGCTGGAGCGCGAACTCGCGGAGGCTAGGGGACGCCAGGACAGCTTTGCGGATCGTCTGGTGGCGGCGCTCACGCTGGCCGGACAGTGGCGCGAGGTGGCGGAGGATCTTAATCAGGCCGCAGAGGAAATCTCTCAGGAAGTCGAGTGGCCACCGCTCGATAAGGCATTGGCTGAGTTCCGCAAGCTGAAGGAGGCAAGCAAGTGAAACCCCTGCCCAAACCCCTCTGCGACTGCGGGCGCCCAGCATTCAAGCGACTCAACAACACCGAGGTTATCTGTGTGCGCTGCTGGGAACTCGACAACCTCCAGGCCAAGTGCTCTCGGCTGAAGCGCCGGGAGACGGTGCGGGACGACGTGTACGCGAAGCGCAAGTCGCATTGCACGGCGACGGTTTATCCGTTCCCTAAGCTGTGAACCTCCGTCCCTACCAACAGCAAGTCCTTCGCGCCGTCTCAAAGGGCTGGGGCGAACCCGGCGACGAGCCATCCAGGCAACTCGTCGTCGCCCCTACCGGCTCAGGCAAGACCGTCATGTTCGCCGAGATGGCGCGCCTTAAGGAAGGCGTCGGCCAGAAGACACTCATCCTCGCACACCGCGAGGAACTCATCGAGCAGGCCGTATCCAAGATCCGCGCGGCCACCGGCATCCGTGCCGACATCGAGAAGGCCGATCGCCACGCATCGAGGGCGGCCAAGGTAGTCGTCGCCAGCGTCCAGACGCTCATGCGCCAGTCGCGGATGGAGACATGGACTCCCAACCACTTCGGCCTGGTGGTGTGTGACGAGGCGCACCACGCCGTCTCCGACTCATGGCAGACGGTGCTTCGCCGGTTCCACGATCACGCGGACGTTGTAGGGGTCACAGCGACCCCAGACCGCGAAGGGAAACGTCAGCTTGCCAGCTACTTCACCAGCTTGGCGGCCGAGGTACGCCTGGTGGATCTCATCAAGGACGGCCACCTCGCCCCCATCACCATCCGCGCCGTCCCGCTGGAGATCGATCTGCGCGCCGTGCGCTCCATTGCCGGCGACCTCGACGCCGAGCAGCTCGGGGACGCGCTCGAACCCTACCTCGGCCGCATCGCCTCCAGCCTGCGCCAGTTTGCCGCGGGGCGCCGAATCCTCGCCTTCCTTCCGCTCATCGCGACGTCCAAGAAGTTCGTGGACGCCTGCCGTGCCGAGGGGTTCCGCGCCGAGCACGTGGACGGGTACGACGCCGAGCGCGGCATGAAGCTGGGCTACTTCGAAGCCTACGACTACGACGTCCTCAGCAACGCCATGCTCCTGACCGAAGGGTACGACGACCCGGGCATTGACTGTGTCGTCGTCCTGCGCCCCACCAAGTCGCGCTCCCTCTACGCCCAGATGATCGGCCGGGGCACCCGCACCCACCCGCTCAAGGACAACCTGCTAATCCTCGATTTCCTCTGGCTGCACGAACGCCACTCCCTCGCCAAGCCGGCCTCCCTGGTGGCCAGCAACGACGACGAAGCCGCAGCCATGTCGAAGATGAGCGAGGAAGCCGGTGGCGAATCCCAGGACCTTCTCGACCTTCAATGTGACGCCGTCAACCAGCGGGAGGAGTCCCTCCGCAAGAAGCTCGTCGAGCAGGCCGGAAAGCGCGGGAAGTTCATCAGCGCCGACGAGTGGGCGGCCCAGCACGACAAGATGGCCCTGGCTGAGTACGAGCCAACATTCCAGTGGGAGGCCAAGCCGGTCTCCGAGAAGCAAGCCCGGGTACTCAAGCGCGCCGGAATCGACACCTCGACCGTTCGCGGAGCCGGGCACGCCTCGCAACTCATTGGAGTTGTCCTCGGGGACGTTGCGCGCCAGTCATGCACCCCCGCCCAGCGTCACTTACTCCGCCGCCTTGGGCATGAAAGCCCCGACTCCGCCACCGTCGGCGAGTTCCGCAAATTCATGGGCCGGTTGAAGGGCGCCGCGAAATGAGTAGAGGCACCGTCATTTCCTTGTGCGACAAGACCGGAAACATGGTTCGACCATGGGCCGAGGCCGGCTTTGATTGCGTTTGCGTAGACATTCAACACCCAATCCGAACCCCCAGAATTGAGGGAAGGATCCGTTACGAATGGGGCGACGTTCGAACGTGGAGCCCCCCGGAATCCATCGCGCGACAAATCAAAGTAGTCTTCGCGTTCCCGCCATGCACGCACGTTGCCGTTAGCGGAGCGCGCGATTTCAGAACCAATGGGACCGGATTGCTCCGCGACTCCCTCGAGCTTTTCAGCGCCTGCGAGCACGCAGCGAAATGGAGCGGCGCCCCATACATGATCGAAAACCCCGTCGGGAAGTTTTCAGACCACATGGGGCCGCCAAATTTCTTTTTCCATCCGTGGCAATACGGAGACCCGTGGACGAAGAAGACCTGTCTTTGGACCGGCGCCGGATTCCGGATGCCTACCCCAACGCACTCCGAACCGCCCGCGGGGACATCCGCAATGATTCATCTGATGTCTCCAAGCCCGGACAGGGCAAATCGCCGAAGCATCACCTCCCCCGGATTCGCGCAGGCTGTTTTCGCCGAGAACTCGCGAGAGGCAACGCAATTCTCCCTTTGCTGAAATGACCCTCCGCGAGCAACTCGACTGCGCCCGCCGCGAACTCGCCCTCCGCAAGTCCGTCTACCCGAAGTGGGTGCGCGAGAACCGCATGACGCCCACCAAGGCAGCCCACGAAATCGCCGCCATGGAAGCCATCCACGCCACCCTCGAAAAAGTCCTGATGCTCGACGAAGTCGGAATCGCCTGGGCCATCGAAGCCGGCCGCACAACACCCGCATGAACCACTTCGCCCGCGCCCAATCCTACCTCTCCAGACTCCCGGGCGCCGTCTCCGGAGCGAACGGCCACGACGCCACGTTCACCGCCGCCTGTGCCTGCGTGCGCTTCGGCCTCTCAGAGGAGGAGCAGTGGGCCCTTCTCAATGAGTTCAACGCCCGCTGTTCCCCGCCCTGGAGCGAGCGTGACCTGCTCCACAAGCTCAACGACGCCCGCCGGAAGGCCACCCATGGCGAACTGGCGTCCAGCTCCTACCGCAACGGACACAGCCCCAAGCCGCCCGCCTCCAGCCAGCCCTGGAAGCCGGCCGCGCCCGCCCCGGCAGATCCCCGCCGCGCGCCCGAGCCGGCCCTACCACAGGTTACCTGCCCGGACGCCATGGCCACCGACCTACCGGAGCCCATCGAGCATGGCGCCGCCCAGCTCCTTCGCGCCCTCTACAAGCCCGACGAATGCGTCCGCATTGTCCAGGGCGATATCCGCGAGGACGGCCGGGAGCAGCCCAAGGACGGTGGGGCACCCCTGACCGTCCGCGAGTGGCTGGCCAAGGCGGACGCCAAGAAGGGGGACCTGTCCACCCTCTGGAGCAGTAGTAGCGGCGCCGGGGTGTACGTCGGGATGAACCCCGTCGCCCCGAACGGCAAGAAGGACGACGACGTCACCGCCTACCGGTTCGCGCTCGTCGAGAGCGACCAGATCCCGCCCGAAGAGCAGTTCGGCAAGATCTTCGCCAGTAAGGTTCCCTGCGCCGCCGTTATCGACTCGGCCGGGAAGTCCATCCACGCCTGGATCCGGGTGGACGCCAAGGATCGCCGGGAGTTCGACGAGAGGGTGGCCTTCCTTTACCGCTACTTTCCCTGGGCGGACGTCAAGAACAAGAACCCCAGCCGCCTGTCCCGCCTGCCCGACGCCAAGCGCCGCGGTAAGCGCCAGCGCCTGCTCGCCCTCTCCCAAGGTTGCGCCTCGTGGAGCGAGTGGATGGCCGAGGTGCAGCGCCAGTCCCTCGGGCCCGCCCGCTCGTTCACCGACCTGTGCGCCCTGGACACGACTGCAGATCCCAACTGCGTCATCGGCTTCCGCGACGGCAAGACGCTGCGCTACCTGTGCAAGGGCAAGAGTGCATGGCTCTTAGGCCCGTCGGGAATCGGCAAGTCCAGCCTCGAGGCCCAGTTCGCAGTCGGCTGGGCGCTGGGGCATGACGTCTTCGGAATCGGGCCAGGTGGGCGCCCCCTTCGAAGCCTCGTCGTTCAGGCTGAAAACGACGACTATGACCTGGCGGAAATGGTGCAGGGCGTCGCCTCAGCTCACGGGCTGCATCCCGGGGACGAACGCTGGCAGACGGTGTCCAAGAACGTTCTCTTCCGCACCGAGTCCTGCGCCTTCGGGGCCCGCTTCTGCGCCCGCCTGCGCGACATGATCAACGCCGACCGGCCGGACGTCGTGTGGATTGACCCGCTGCTCTCGTTCGCCGGCATCGACGTGAGCAAGCAGGATCAGGTGACGCCATTCCTCCGGGAAATGCTGACACCCGTGCTCGAGTCAACGGGCGTCGTCATGGTAGGCGTCCACCACACTGGCAAACCCAAGGAAGCCAAGGCCACCCGGGACTGGACCGCCATCGACTGGGCATACGCCGGCATCGGCTCCAGCGAACTCGTCAACTGGGCGCGCGCCGTCATGTTGCTCAGGCCGGTGGAAGGCCGGACGTTCGAACTGAAGCTCGCCAAGCGCGGATCCCGCTCCGGCGCCACCCATCCTGACGGTGATCCGGCCTACGGCTCCGTCTGGGTTCAGCAGGCCGTCGGGCGCATCTACTGGGAGCAGACCATGCCGCCCGAGGAGCCGGTGGAGGAGGCGAACGAATCTCGCGGTGGCCATCGAGGAGACAGGAAAGCGGAACCTCAGCCTCCCAAGCCAACCAAGTCGCAGCACGCCCTCGCCGTGTTCCCGTTCGAGGAGTTCACAGCCACCCTGCCGGCCGACGGGGCAGCCCTCCGGGAAGCCGCCCGACTGCTCGAAAACTGGCTCGCAACCAAGGGCTCCGATCTGAGCTTCGAAGCCTGCCGCAAGACCATGATCCCAGCCCTCGTCGAAGCCAAGAAGCTGGCCAAGATCGACGGCAAATATCGTCGCCCATGAGCCCCAAAACCTACAGGTGGGTAAAGTGGGTATTTTGCCCTGTTTGGGTAAATACCCACCTGAAATACCCAGCACTCGCCGGGTGGGTATTTGGGGTGGGTAAAACCCCTCTCTCCTTTAGGAGAGAGAGGGGGGTAGTTTTACCCACTACCCAGCATACCCACGACTCGGCGCCCCCTACCCCCGTACCCAATACCCAATACCCACCCGGAATACCCAGCTCGCCTCAACTTTCAGAAACCCAAGAAACCAAATGCAAACACTGAAGACCACATGGACCGGAATCCGCCCGATGCTGATGCACAACGGGCTACTGGCTGACCCCACCAACCCCTACGCCCGCAGGATCAAGGACATCTGCCGCAAGGGATCCAAGAAGCTCACCGACGCCGATTATGAAGAACGCGACCGGCTGGAGTGGGAGGGCGGGCTGTACTGGGACGACAACGACGGACTGATCGTCACATCGGACGCGATCGAGCGATGCGTGCAGCTCGGGGCTCAGAAGTCCCGCATCGGGAAGGACGTTCAGGCTGCCGTCTTTTGCACGACGCCGCACGTTGACGTGGAGTACAAAGGACCGAAGTCCAAGGAGGAACTCTACAAGTTCGGGATCGCCAACCCCAACACGTTCATCCTTCGCAAGGGCGTTGCCATCCAGAAGGCCCGACTGATCCGCATTCGACCAATGGTGCCGACGGGTTGGAAGCTCAACATCGAGCTTGAGTACGACGAGACGATACTCAACCGGAAGTCTCTGGAAAAGGCGATCATTGACGCCGGGGCACTCATCGGGCTCGGCGACTGGCGTCCGAAGTTCGGGCGATTCATCCCGGAGTTTGCGGCGTGAAAGATTTTCGGATCATCGTGGCTCGGCGTGGCAGTGGCGGGGCATGGCTCGGCTAAACCCACTGCGCCTCAGCGATGGGGCGCAGAAGTTTGGCCAGGAACGGCCCGGCGCGGCAGTGGCGGGGCCAGGCGGGGCACGGCGAGGCTTCATCACAGCCGCCAGCAATGGCGGTTGCAGTGAGTCCTCCATAGGACAAAGCAACCCATGAACGAAGAAACCGAAAACGAGTCAGGAACAACGACGATCCATCCGCTTTGGAAGGCCGTCGCCAAAGGATTGATCAAGGACGGCATCTCCTACGGCCAAGAGTGGGACGTCGAATGGTTCGAACGGAACCTACGATGCCCTCGGGACAGCAAGGACTTCGCCTTCGCAATGATGTCGCTGCGCGGGCTCATCGAGGAAGACGTCGGGGTTTACATCCGCGAACGGGACAACGGGAAGAAGTTCTACATCCCGCCCGCGCCCGAGCATGAGGACATTGCGACAGGGTTCGACCGCAAGGTGCGACGGTTCGCGGTTCGAAGCGTCAATCTGAGGAGCGCGACGCTCATGAATCCACTGGCGCAACTCAGCGACTCCGAAAGGTCCAAGATGGAGCGCAACCTAGAGCACGCTTCCATGCGTCTCGTCCTCATGGCCCGAGCCAAGTCGGTCAGCGATTGCGTGCGGCAGCACAACCCGAAGCTGTTGGAGAAGAAATGATTTCGGCATGGAGCGGCGTAGGCGAGGCGTGGAAGGGCGCGATTTGGCTAGTCAAGGCTTGACCCACTTCCCGTAGAAATGCGGGAAGAAGTCAGGCCGGGGCAAGGCGAGCAAAGGCTCGGCGCGGATTGGATTGGAGTGGTTAGGCAGGCATTGGACTGGACGGGATGGGCGACGCACGGCTCGACACACTGCCCATCGAAATGGTGGGCAGAAGTCGGGGCTTGGTCAGGCGGGGAACGGTTCGGCAAGTCGGGGAATGGCGAGGCGAGGCTACTTCACAGCGCATCGAAAGATGCGTTGCAGAGTGGGTTTGCAAGCCAACGAGAACGTGAAGAAACCATGAGAATCCCAAGTCGCCCATGCGCCTAACCGCATCAGCCCTACAGGCCATGGGCTACCGCGTCGATGGCAGCCGCATCGGGAAGTCGCCCGCGGCCAACACCCAGGCAGCCGCGCGGGAGGCCGACCTGCACGACGCCATCCTCGCCTTCTGTCACGCCAAGGGCTGGCCGGTCGTCCACTCGAGGATGGATGTCCCGGCCACATGTGGCGTCGGTACCCCCGATTTCGTCGTCGCCCTACCAGCCGGCCGCGTCGTCTGGGTGGAGGCTAAGGCGGCCACCGGCAAGCTCAGGCCCGAGCAGGCCGCTTGGCTCGCCGCCCTCAGAGCAGTCGGCCACCGAGCCGAAGTCGTCCGTTCCATCCCTGAATTCCTGAACCTCGTTTCCCAATCATGAGCAAACCCCAGCCACCCACCCCATCCCCCGGCACTGAGCGCCGCCGCCGGATCCTCGTCGATGTCCAGAATGCCGTCTGTCGCGATCGGCAGGACAGCTACGGGGACGCCGAGGGCAACTTCGCCACCATCGCCGACCTGTGGACCACCTACCTCCAGGCCACCTCCGTCCTCGATCGGGATCTCGCCATCGAACCGCAGGACGTCGCCGCTATGTGCGCCCTCCTCAAGATCGCCCGCGCCGCCCACAACCCCCAGCACATCGACAACTGGACGGATCTGGCCGGGTACGCCGTCTGCGGTGGCGGCATCTCCCTCTCCAAGCAGGCAGCCACATGAGCGACCAGACCATCACCCTCAACATCAACCCGGGCAGCGCATCCTGGGCGACCATCACCGTCAACGTCCCGGGAGACGCCAGCCTTGTGCAGCAGATCGCCAAGCTGACGGCTGACCTGGCCGCGGCCAACGCCACCATCGAGGACCTGAGGCGGCAGATCTCCAACCTGAAGTGACGCCATGAACGCCACCGTAACCATCGCCGAGATCCGGCGCCTGCAGCGCGAGCGCCCAGACGGATGGCGCAAGAGCGTTCGCACCCTGGCCGATGGGCTGGCCAAGGCGAATGAGGACGCGGCCTACCTGCCACCCACCCAGCACGAATGGGAGGACATGACCGGGCGCAAGGCAATGGGTCATCTCTGGCTTGAGCGCGACATCGCACGCGAACAGCGGCTCATGCCCACGGCGAACGGGAGGACGGATGACCGGTAGGAATGCCCATTGCCGCTCACCACTTGGCGTTCTGGCGCGTCCTGATATGCGTCTGGATAGACCCCAGCGGACGAATGAAGGCGGGCACCACGGGGGAGGATGGGCGTCGTGCATCGGATTAAGCCAGGGAGGCGGCGGATTAACGGGCGGAGGCAAGGCGTCCGTCCAAGGGTGGGCAAAAGGCGACACTCGCGGCTTAATTCATGAAAGTGGTCGTCTTTACCGATATAGTCGAAGGAATCTCTTTAAAGTAAAGTCAGCCTGCGGGTTTGTGGGCGCCCCGCAAGTGCCTATGAGCCCCCAAAAACCCCTCCAAAGCCCCATATTTATCGCTAAAGTCCCCAACGAAAGGCGAAACTGGTGAGACTGAGCAAGAAGAAGGCGGCTGCGGAGTTCGGAGTCTCCCCGGACACGTTCGACCGGAAGATGGTCGCTGCTGGGCACGACGTGAAGGGACGCCAGGAGTTCACCATACTCGAAATCTTTAGGGCGCTTTCCACCTCGGACAACATCCGGCTCCGAAAGGAGACCGCGTCTGCCCGCAAGACCGAGGCCGAAGCCCGAATGCTCGAGCAGGAGGAGCGGCTGCGGTCTGGCGAACTCGTCGAGTTGTCGGAGGTGATCCCGATCATCGAGTTGATGGTGTCGGCCAGCCGTCAGGCGGATCAGTCGCTGGTGACCATCGAGGGGCCGAAGGCGAACATCGCCGACCCGGAGCTCGCCCAGTCGGTGCTGCGGGACGCCGTGGACAGGAAGAACGCGATGGCGGAGGACATTTTCCGGAGGGGACTCGCCGCGCTTCAGGCGAAGGGCGAGAAGGGGGCTCAGGAAACGAAGAAGAAGGTCCGGAAGTCCAAGTCCAAACCGTGAACAACGCCGCCCAATGCAGGGTCGCCGGGGCCGTCACGCCGGTCTGGAGGCCAAGTCCGCGCATCAAGCCAGCGGATTGGGCCGTGCAGAACCTGATCCTGCCGGCATCCGAGGAGCGCGGGCGCGGGCCGCTGTCGTGGAGGGGGCGGGAGTTCATCGTGGACGTCGTGAACTCCTGGGTGGACCCGCGGGTGAATGACATCGTCTGCTGCTTTGGCGCCCAGGTGGGCAAGACGGTGTCGTTGATGGCCGGGCTGGCCTACGTCGTCGCCTGCGAGCCCCGTGGCGTGATCTGGTGCATGCCCAGCAACACGCTGGTGCGCTCGACGTCTGGGAAGCGGTGGATGCCACTGGTGGAGACCTCGCCGGCCTTGGCTGGGTTCGTTCCGACGGGGGCGGATCGGTTCGACTGGGCGAAGTCTGAGCAGGAACTCAACGGCGCGATCATCCACTTCGTCGGCGCCGGATCTGCGTCGGCGCTTTCGTCCCGGCCGAAGGCAATCGCTATCATGGACGAGACGGACAAGTTCCCGACGGAGGTCCGCGGAGAGTCGGGCGCCGTGTCTCTGGTTGAGCTGCGCGTCAAGAACGCCGACCACCCGCTCCGCATCAAGGTTTCCACGCCTTCGGTGAGCGATGGGCCGATCTGGATGGAGTTCACCAAGGGCAGCCAGTCCCGCTACCAGGGCGACTGCCAGAGCTGTGGCAAGGGTGTGTTCCTGTCCTGGCAGAAGGGCGCGACGATCTTACCGCTCACCGGCATGGAGGCCTGGGTGGAGTGGGACGCCGAGGCAAAGCGTTCGGATGGTTCGTGGGATTACGATCGGGTGCGGAGGTCTGTCCGCTGCCTGTGCCCGCACTGTGGATTCCACCTTCGGGAGGAGCACAAGACGGCCTTCATCCGCGGCGGACGGTGGGTGGCCACGAACAAGAACGCCCCGGCGTCCTTCCGATCGTTTCACCTCCCCAGCCTCTACGCCTGCTCGCCGTCAACGTCCCTGGGTGCCCTGGCCCAGAAGTTCCTCGAGCTTCAGCGGTCGCTGGAAGGGCTCCAAGGCTTCGTGAATGGCGACCTCGCAGAGCCATGGGAGTCCCAGTCAGACAGGACGCAGCGCACCGAGATCATTTTGGAGTCGGGTGGGGAGGAGAAGCCGGCCCCGGTGGCTGACTCAACCGTCCCGATCATGTCCGTGGACGTCCAGCGGTCGTCTCCCTGCTTTTACTGGGTCGTCCGAGAGTTTGACGCCCGCGGGACCGGCAACTCCCGGCGCGTGGGCGTTGGAACGTGCGACGACTGGGAGCGGCTGGTGGACGTCCAGCGCAAGTTCAGCGTGGAGGATCACCGGGTGGTGATTGACTCGGGCGACGGCGTCAGAACCGGTGAGGTCTACCGTGAATGCTGCCGGCACGGGAAGCTTCACCCCTACCGGATAGGGAGCGGACTTCAGTCTCAGGGCGGCATGATGATGATCGGATGGAGGCCAGCGAAGGGAGCTCCCGGGGACGCCCGCTGGAAGGATCAGAAGACGGGCCGGGTGCGGATGTGGGGCCACGTTGACGCATCCCTCGATCACACGGACTACGTTCTGCGGCTATTCCAGTTCAGCGGGCCGGCATGGAAGGACGTTCTGGACAACCTCCGCAAAGGCCCGGAGCACGCCGCGGGCATACGCTGGGAAGTCCTGGCAGATCCGGAGCATGACAAGGACTACTGGCGGCACCTGGACGCGAAGTTCAAGAAGGTGTTCCACAACGCGAGGACGGGCCGGGAGTCCCATGAGTGGGTGAAGCGGTCGAAGAACCGTCCGGATCACTGGGACGACTGCGAGGTACAGTGCATTGCTTTGGCGGCGTCCCTTCGTCTTCTCCCTTGGGGCAGGGCAAACCAGATCGAGGAAACCAATGATCGAGCAGCAGTTCCTGTCAGTTAAGGAGGTGGCCATATTCACGGGCAAGAGCCAGCGCACCGTTCGCGAATGGAAGCGCCTTGGTGTTTTGCGCTTCGTTGCCGGCAGGACTACCCAAGCCGCTATTATCCGCGCCATGAAGGTTTGCCCTACTCCGTGGGGCCGCAAAGATAAGGTTGCATGAATCTGCCGGTATCTGCGCATTTCTGCATATTTCCGCAGACAGTCAGCGACCTCAGGGTGCGTGCGTGGCACCAAGTCGCGCCGACAAGATTCGCTTCCTGCGGTTCGTTTTCACGAATGGCGGGGCGTCGGCCACGACCCGCTCGGCCTTCATCGCTACCCTAGAGACTTCTGACACAAGCCCGTGGAAGGGCAAGATCCTCGTCGCCTCATCCCCAGGGAGCGCGAGCTATCAGGTCAAGGGCGCCACCGGGATGGATTATTCCCGGCTCTTTGAATGGGCCGAGGCGTTTCTCGACTACGCCACCATCACCGAGGCCATCGCGGCGATTCCGGCTCCAGTCCGCTATCTGGCGTCCTCCTTTGGGACGGTCACCCGATGAGGACTCCAACCGCCAAGCAGGTTGCGATGCGGGGTGGAGTTGCGAAGCGCGAAAGCCGGGTTGTCCTGGCTCCGTCCGGTGATCCGGCACGCAGGGTTGCGGCGAAGTACAACGCTGCATTCTCTGGTTCACCGGAGCGCGGGGTTGCCCCGATGTCCCTGTACATCTACAGGGAAATGCAGCCGAGCGTCCGGCGCAGGCTCGCTGACAACTCGCGGGACTTGGCGTGGAACTCGCCCTTCTTCTCGGCCCTGTTCTCACGACTAGCGGTCTACGTGATCGGCTGCGGGATTTGGCCTCAGACTTCCTCTGGAGACACCACCCTCGACGCTGAGTGTGATGCGGCCTTCGCTGAGTTCGCCTGCGACTGCGACATCCGCGGGGACGTGTCCTGGGGGATGCTCCAGAATCAGCTCTACCTTTCGGAACTCGGCGACGGTGACTCCGGGGTGATCCTCACCAGCGATGACGCCGGGAATCCGAAGGTCTGGGCAACCGAAGGGTATCAGATCGGCGATCCGTTCGCCCCGAACGCGCCGGACTACTTCGACGGCGTCCGACTTGGCCCACGCGGCCAGAAGATCGGCTACCGCATCTCCTCCGAGACTCCCGTCGGTCACAAGTCCTGGGTGGAGGTCGAGGCTGCCAACTTCGTCCACTGCTACGACCCGCGGCGCTGCGGCCAAGTGCGCGGAATTCCGCTACTGGCGCCTGCCCTGGACACGATGCGGGACGTTCAGGAGATCATTAATCTGGAGAAGCTCGCGGTGAAGGACGCCGCGGCCAAGACGGACATCATCACCGTAGCCTCGGGCGAGCTTGATCCTGACGATCTTCTCCGGACTGGTGGCTCCACGCTGAACGGTTCCGATGGCGAGGATCCTGCCAAGTACTACCGGCAGGTATTCACCCCTGAAGCGAAGGTCATCCGCCCGGGCGACAAGTGGGAAGCCTACAAGAACGAGCGCCCGTCGGCTGCGTGGCAGGGTCTCATGGATTACCTGACGCAGACGGTCTGCCTGGCCGCCCGCATTCCCCCGTCCGTGCTGCTGCAGATCAAGGTGGGTGGCGCCGACACTCGCCGGGATCTCGCCGCCGCGGCCCGGGTGTTCGCCTGCGAGCAATCGCGCATCGCCCACCAGCACCGCGGGATCCGGGACTACGTCGTCCAGAAGAAGCTCGGGAACCGACTCCCGCCTGGGTGGCGCACTGTCGAGTGGCAGTTCCCCAAGGAGATCACCGTGGACGCTGGCCGCGAGGCGCAGCAGGACCGCGAGGACATGCGCTTTGGGAACATGACCCGGCGCGAGTACCAGGGGCGCTGGGGTGGCGATTGGCGGAAGCACGACGATCAGGTCGAGCTTGAGGCGCGCGACAGGATCCAGCGGGCCAAGAAGCTCGCCGCCGACGAGGGAATCGACTTCGCGCTTGCCATGCAGCTTCTCGGGACGGTGACGGAGGTGGTCAAGCCGGTGGATGCACCGCGGCCGATCGCTCCCCAACCGCCAGCAATCGATCAGGGAGGCGTCACCCAATGAAACGGATCAGAGCATACGCCGGCAGCCTGCTGTCTGCGCCCGCCGATCAGACCCAAAACTGGACGCCTCCCGACTCGCTCGAATGGATGCCGGCCGGGACTCATGACGTGGCCACCATGACGGGTGACTTCAAGGTGACCTGTTCTGAGCGGGACGCCATCGCCCTGGACAAGCACTTGCAGGAGCTTCTGGCGAAGGCCGAGGCCGGCAAATCGTCCCGTCCCTACATCGATTTCCAGCACGACGGCGGGGCAGCCGCTGCGATCCCTACCCGGTTCTTCTGGCAGGACGGCATCCGCCTTGCAGTCGAGTGGACGCAGGCCGGCCTCGATGCGCTCAAGGGCCGGGTATTCTCATATTTCTCGCCCGAGTTTTATCTCGGTGACAACGGGCATCCGATTTCGCTGCCTGACCTGGGGCCGATTGGCGCCCTCGTCAACACGCCGGCCTTTCAGTCTATCGAGCGGCTGGCAGCAGCGGCAGCGATCAACAAACCGGAGGAAGTAACAGCCTCCACAACCAAGGACAGCACAATGGAATCGTTCGTAAAGAGGCTGTGCGATGCGGGCATCATCCCGCAGACCGGTCAGCCACTCAATGAGGAGCAGATCCTCGATCAACTCACCAAGCTCAAGGTCTCCGCGGAGTCCTGCTCCAAGCAGTGCTCTGCCGAAGCGGATCGCGCCGTGAAGGCCGAAGCCCGTGCCACTGAGGCCGAGGCGAAGGTGGCGACACTGGACGCTGAGATCCAGAAGGTGAAGGCCAGCCAGAAGGCGGAACTCGAAGCCCGCGCTGATGCGGACGTCGTGGAAGCCATCAAGTCCGGCAAGATCCTCGAAAGCGCCAAGGATTCGTGGAAGGCGATGTATCTCGCCAACCCGGACACCGTCCGCGCCTCCCTGTCGAGCATCACCGTCAACACCAAGCCTGCCGGCCACCCGAACACTGACCTTCCCGGTTCCAAGGTTCAGGAAGTCGCCCCTCTCAACCGGGTACAGGCAGCCTTCAAGGCTCAACTCGCCGCTGCCAAGGCGACGAGGAACTGACTCTAACCACAACCCCCTTCTCCTGACATCACATGGCCTACCAATATCTCACGACCCTCGACATCGCGAAGATGAACGGGTCCGACGTCGCTGTCGGTCTAATCGAGGAAAATCTCAACGCCGCGCCGGAACTCTCCGTCCTGCCGGCCCGCACCATCGCCGGGACTTCCTTCAAGGCGTTGGTTCGCACTGCCTACCCTACCACCGCATTTCGTAACCTGAACGAAGGCGTGGAGCCCACCAAGAGCACCTACGTCAACAAGCTCTTTGAGACCCACTACTACGACGGCCAGATGGAAGTGGACGTCGCGATCGCCCGCGGCGACGAGCAGGGCGAAGACCATGCTCTCACGCTCGAGGCTGACGGCCACGGGCGCGCCTACATGCTCCTGGCCGGCGCCCAGGTCTGGTACGGACGAGGCACTGGTGGCGACGCCAAGGGCTTCCCTGGCGCCGTTCAGATCGCGGACTCGAGTCTGGTTGTGGACGCTGGCGGCACCACCGACAACGTGGCTTCCAGCGTGTACGCGGTGTGCGCTGCTCCGAAGTTCATGGAGCTGATCTATGGACTCAACGGCGTCCTGACCGTCGGCCAGTGGCGCATGCAGACCGTGACGCGATCCAGCAAGGAGATGACGGCATGGAAGAACAGCCTGGAGGGCTATGTCGGGTGCGCTTGGATGTCCAAGTACGCCGTCGGGCGTATCAAGAAGCTCACCACTGACAGCAACAAGGGTCTCACCGATTCACTGCTCGCCCAGTTGGTTGCGGCGTTCCCTGTCGGGGTGCGTCCCACGCACTTCTTCATGAGCCGGCGATCGCGCCAGCAACTCCAGATCTCCCGAACGGTCACCCTGTTCGGCCAGGGCGGCACCAAGCCTGGCGGAAATCAGGCCACCATCGCCCCGGTTCCTACCGAGTACGACGGGATCCCGATCATCGCCACCGACTCGATCACGAACACCGAGCTCCTGGCGCTCTAACCGACTGAACCTCTCACCCGAAAGGAACCGCCAACATGGCCAACGAATTCGCAAGGAATCTGAAGGACGCTGGGTTTACCACGACCTTCACGCTGCCGGCCTCCGCGTCGAGCAGCACCAACCAAACCACGCCGTTCGACTTCGGCGCGGACACTTACAAGCCGGAGAACGTCGAGATTGAACTCGCTGTGCCGGCCCTCACGGACACCATGGTTCCGAACACCCGGACCGTGACCTACATCATCGAGACGTGCACCGCCACGAACTTCTCTACGATCGACCAGACTCTATACAGCGAAGTTTTCACGGGCGCCGGTTCCGGCATCGCGGCGAAGACCAAGCGCGTGCGTCTGCCTTCGCCCTGTGCCCGCTACGTCCGCGGCAAGGTTACCCTCGGGGCGTCCACCACCGACTCTTCGGCCATCTCTGCGACGGTCAGCGCATTGTACTGATCGGGTCACGACACACAGGCGCGGGGCTTGGTTTCTGGGTTTCCCAGGCCCCGCGCTTCCCCACCATGAGCGAAGCGACCGACGCACTGGCTGACGGACTGACTGACTCGCTGAGTCAGCACGGCGTCGCGGTGTCGGTTGACGGCGGCTCTACGGTCACGGCGGTCGTGCAGAGCTTCCACCGAGGGAACACCCCAACCGAGTCAGGCGTGCGCGAGATGGCCGGGTCGCTGATCACCTTTGCTCGCTCGGCCTGGACTCCTGCAATAGGGAAGCGCCTGACGGTCGGCGGGATGGCCCTGGTGGTGGCGTCCGTCGATTACACGAACCCGGCGTCATTCGTCGTTACTGCCGTGGGAGGGAACCTGTGAGCGCCGCCTTCCAGTTCGACCAGAACGCCTTCATGGGGGACGTGGCCAAGATCATGAAGATCCAGGGCCGCGCCTTCGAGGACGTGATAACGGAGCAGACACGCAGCTTCGTCCGGGACGCACTCTCGATCACCCGCCCGTTCGGTCGTGAGCCGATGGCCGAGGGAACCTCAATCCAGAAAGCGGTCGGGCTCCGCGCCGTCATGCGCGACACCAAGCGCGCTTTCCGGTCCATCGAGACGGTGGACATGATCAAGGAGAACGCCGGACTTCTCGACGTCCTGAGGCACACCAACGCAGGCGGCCCGGTGTCTCACTCTGGAGCCCATCGCAAGAGCAAGCCCAGCAGCAAGCAGCGCAACCGGAAGCCGAACGACAAGATCGGCGCTGCGATCATGCGGTGCCACCGGGCGGGCGCCATCACCAAGCAGAACGATCTGATCTTCAAGTCCAAGCTCAACCCCGCCGGCGTCGTGGATGTCCCAACGAAGCAGCTTCACTACAGCCTGCGCGAGTATGAGGGCGGCGTGCCGAAGAAACGCAGCTTCCTCGTCATGGCCAACACCAAGACCGTCGAGGCCTTCGGCAAGGAGCTTCAGAAGAACGTCGGCCTCGGCAAAAGCGGATGGGTTACCGCAGCGAATGCGCTGCTGGCCGGAACCGGTTCGAGCAACCTCCTGCGCCGGAAGATGGGCGCCTGGATCACTCGGCATAAGTCGGACGGCGTTTTCACGAAGGAAGGCCAGAACACCGACAGGTTCGGAATCACCGTAGGCAACGGCGTCCAGTTCATTCAGAAGGACAAGCTCAGGGTGGACAAGGAAGCTTGGAACACCCGGAACCACAATATCCGAAAGCAGGTCGCGATGCTGGAGAAGTGGAGCCGGGACAAAATGAACGCTGACCCGCTCACCCGTGGGTCGGTTTCCTGACATGGCCACGATCACCGACACCATCCTGCGAGCTGACGGGACTCCAGTTGCGGACTCCCTGGTGTCCTTCGCTCCCCTCGCCTCGCCATGGCTTACGACTACCGGCGCTACGAGTGGCGGGGCTGTGGTGGCGGTTACGGACGCGGCCGGGGTATTCAGCGAGGAACTCAGGGCCGGCGACTACCAGGTGACGTGGAGGATCGCTGGCGTGAAGGGCGGATTCAATCAGACTTCGATCAGGGTTCCATACACGTCCGACAGTTACTCGATGCAGGATCTCGTCACGGCTTTTGACGAGGCTCTGCAAACCCAGATTCTGGCATGGACTGAGGGCGAGCAGTTCCAACTCGCGAACGAAGCGGCGATCCTCACCTCTACCGAGGTGTCATGGCCTGACGGCGCGTCCGGGGTTTGGACATGCACGCTGGCCAACGAGACTTTCGGCGTCCCTGACGCCTTCACGATTTCCTACTTTCGCGGCGGCTGGAATTTGACCGTCACCCAGGCAGCGGTGACCCGGGACGACGAAGGAACAATCACCGGGCGCCCCGCGCTCACCATCGCATGAGTCTACTCGCCGTTCCCACTCCAACAGCAACGACCACCCGGCGCGGGACGCTCCTGATCGATCGGGCCGGCTCGACGACGGCCGCCAGCATCGAGAAGGTCGCAGACAACCATGCCGAGGCCCTGGCTGCGGCTGCGGATGCATCGTCCACGGCATCGGACGCTGTGGTGATAGCGACGACTGCCGAGGACACGGCAAACTCTGCGGTGACGGCTGCGACGGTAGCGAAAGCCTCGGCAGATGCGGCGACGGCTGCGGCCTCGGGGTTCCCTGTCGCGTCATTCCTCGGGACGATCACGGCGCTCGGTTCTGACCCGGGAACCGCAGCTTCCAACTCTGGTAAGTGGTGGCAGATCGGGGTTGCCGGGTTGCTGTCGCACGCGAACGCTGGCGGCCTCACGGTTGCCATCGGCGACAGGATCCTGTCCAACGGCACGGCGTGGGCCAGGTGGATCCAGCCGGCGACGTACCTGCCCGACAACTCGATCACCGGGGCGAAGTACGGCACGCAGACGATTGCCTACCGGGCCCTCGACGCGACGCTGCAAACCGCCGTTCCATCCATCGAGGACACCAGCGGATACCTATGGGTGATGGTGGACGCATCTCGGAAGGTCGTCCTGGGGATCAACGCCGCTGACGGCAGCACGGCGCTAACGCTCGACCCCACCAAGGATCAGGAGGTCAACAGCATCACCGCTGGCGGTGCGCGGATCTCCGAGGACTCCTACGACGACGCCGTCTGGGCTCTCATGGACGCCAGCGGGCATCCTGTCGCCCGCGTGGCCCGCGCTGATGGGGCGTTCGTCGCCAAGCTGCAGGCCAACGGCAACCTGACGCTGGACGGTGGTGCTACGGTGGGCTCTGACGATTACCCGGACTATCTCTGGGCCGTCGTTGACTCCAACGGGAAGGCTCTGCTCCGCATCAGGACCTCCGACGGCGCGGTGATCGGAAACGTGGAGCCTCCCGAGGTGGTCACCGCCCGGGGGCTGCAATCCACGCTCTCGGCGCGTCTGGCGATCTCGTCGGACGAGTACGGACTGAGCAAGGACGGGCTCTGGCGGCCTGAGTTCCTGCGCGAGACCCGGATGCGGCTGCGGAAGCTGGCCTTGGGCGGTTCGACCACTCTCGTTGCGGCGCTCATCGGTGATTCGTGGACGTACAACGTCCCGATCTGGTCCGGGAACTTCGCCACGAAGTTGCGCGGCAGCTACGGGGACGCTGGTCCTGGCTGGTGCGGGTTCGGGTTCGACTCGCCGACGACCCGCAACGGCTGCGTGGATCCGACCTCGGTGACGTACTCGGTCCCGACGAACTGGACGTGCACCTATAACTCGGCCAGCGGGGCGGACATCAGCGCCATCAGTCCTGCGGCAAGTCCAGGAACCGTGACGGTAACCGGGCCTGCCGGATGCAGCGCGGTGAAGTTGCACTGGATAGTGACGTCCTCAGGTGCGATCAGGTATCGGTTCAACGGCGGCGGGTGGTCATCGGTGTCCTCGGGGCTCTCTGGGCTGCTCATCGTTTCGCTCACCGCGATCCCGTCCATCGCCTGGACGCTGGAGATTGAGCACGTCTCAGGCACCCACGCTCTCGTCGGTCTGGACATCCAGAAGGCAGGCCCCGGTGTTCGCGTCCACAAGCTCGGCGCCACGGGCAGCACCTCTGGGCAGTGGGCAGCCGCCAACGCCTCGACGTGGGAGGGAGGGATTGCTGACCTCGCCCCCAACCTCGTCTGCATCATGCTCGGGACGAATGATCAGGCGTGGCTGCCTCCGTCTGATTTCGAGGCGAACCTGACGACCATATGTACGCGCGTCCGCGCTGCCGTGCCGTCTGCTGACATCCTGCTCGCTGTCCCGCCCGAGAACGGCGCCGGCCGCTCGACGCCCATGTCCGACTACGCGCTCACAATGCACCGGGTGGCCTATGCGTTTTCGGCCACCTTCCTGAACCTGCAACCCACCTTCGGGCTGGTGCCGGCTGACTACGCTTACGGCAGCTCTCGGCCCTGGTTCGGTGCTGACACGATCCATCCCGACTCGACCACTGGCGGCTACGCGATCCTCGACGCATTCCTCCGTCCCATCATCCCCGCATGAACACCACGATCTTCACCCTCCCCGACTCCGTCACCAACGCATCCGCGCTTGAGACTCTCAAGCGCGACACGCTCCTCGAGGACGCGAACGACGGCGTCTTGTGGCTTGTGGACGCGGCGAAAACCTTCAGTTGGAACGGGGCAACCCCGGCGAGCGCGAACACCGTCAAGAGCCTCACCGGGGCCAATGACTCGACGTTCCTGATCCAATCCGGCCAGTCGATCGGGTACGCGGGCGGCGGGTTCAACTTCGCTACTCTCGACGCCACCGCCGCGAACGCCGAAGACAACTACCTTTCGATCCCTTCGGCGGTCGCCAGCAACATCTACTCGGCCGCCAACGACTATTTCCTGATCGCGACTTACTTCCGGCTGCCGGCCGAGGCCGACTGGTGCTCCTCGGGATCCACTATCCTGCCGATGCTCCAATGGAGCGCCACCGGGTATGGTTCGGAGGCCGACTTTCTGGTGTTCAACCAGAACGCCGGGTTGCAGTTGCAGGCACGACGTCAGACGTCCGTTGGCGTGGCGACGTGGTTCACGCTCACGATCCCGAGCGGGTCGGGGCACTTCGGCAGCGTCGCCCAGGTAGCATTCTGGCGCGACAGCACCGGCTGCTACTTCCGACTCAAGACCGCCACCGGAACGATCTCGGCATCGTCGGCAGTCAGCACCAACAACTCGGCCAACTTCTCGACGTGCGTCGGGCGCATCGGGGTGAGCGCGGCTTACACCAACCTCCCGGCCGACACCGGCCTCCGCAACGCCGTGAAGTTCCGTTTCTACCGCGGCTGGGTGGAAAACCTGATCACCAGCAATCGAACCGCCACCACCGTCCTCGACGCGGATTACATCCGCACCATCGCTCGCGGAGTCTTCTCCTGATCCATGAGCCATGGCCCTGACGACCTACAACGACGAGATTGATTCCGGCACCGACTGGACGATTGCCGTGTTGGACACGCAGTCGGACGGAGTCGCAACCGATCTGACCGGGTACACGGCGGCAATGCACCTCCGCAAAGCCGCGAACTCGTCCACGTCGTTGGAGCTTACCTCGGGCGGTGGCGGGATCGTCATCACCGAGGCCAGCGGGCGACTGGACGTCACGATTACCGCAGCCCAGTCAGCTCGCCTGTCCGGTGCCTATCTCTACGCGCTGCGGGTCACCTCGCCGGCAGGGATCAAGGACGACCTGATCACCGGCACGCTCACCTTCTACCCGAACCTCGTCCGATAATGGCCGACCACACCATCACCGTTGAGCGGACAGTCCGGGCCGTGACGGTGTCGCGTCCAGGGCCGCAGGGTGCGCCGGGTGCCATATCGGAATCCACTCCGGTCAACTCCATCACCATGATTTGCCCGGACGACGGATCGCAACACGTCGTGCAGATCCGACTAGATCAGGGGATCTACAGCCTCAAGCCATCCCAGTGAGAACGACGCTCGCAATACTATCGTTGATACCTCTGGTAGCTGTCGGCCAGCTCACGATGTTGGTCTCGACGAATACTCATCGTGTCCTCTACCCCACCAACTTCTGGAGCGCGTCAGTCCTCGACATGCAGCTCTCACTGCAACTGGGGAGTGCGGCGACGAACCCGGCGAGTGCATTCGAACCTGCCGGCGCAGTCCGGGCGTCCGGGATCGGCGTCACGAACATCGGCGGCACCGTTGCCCATAACATCCAAGCCGGATCGAACATCACGCTTTCCACGAACGGGAACGCCCTGGTGATCACCGGGGCTGCTGGCGGCGGAGGCGGAGGCGGTGGAACCAACATCCTCGTCAACGGTTCGATCGTGAACGGAGCGAACCTCACGAACTCGGCAACGCTGACGTTTGGAGTCTCCGGAACGAACATCATCGGGACTGTCACCGGGATGCAGGCCACGAATGCCGCGCTGACTGCGCTCTCGGCGAATCCGGCACTCTACCAAGCGACCAACTCGGCGCTGACTGCGCTGGCCAGCAACCCGGCACTCTACCAAGCCACGAATTCGGCCCTTACAGCCCTCGCTGGCAATCCCTCGCTGTACCAAGCCACGAACGCGAACCTGACGGCTCTGGCTGCCAATGGTGCGCTTTATCAGTCAACCAACACAGCGCTTACGACGCTGGTTGCTGGCGGGACATCAACCAATTTCTTCGCCGGGGACAAGTCCTACAAGGCTGTCCAGACCAACTGGGTCACTGGACTTGTTGGCGACGTGGCCAACCTCCAGACGCTCATTGCCGCGAAGCAGACCGGATCCTCGACTCTCACCAACGTCTCCACGCTATCCGGCGGGAACTCGACGAACTTCTTCGCAGGGGACGGCGCATTCAAGGCGGTGACAACGAACGTCATCACCGGCCTAACCGGAGACATAGCGAACCTGAACGCAGCGGACTCCATTCGGCAGCGGGGCAGCTCGACGTTGACCAACCTTTCGGCCGGGGACGGATCCGGACTGACCAACGTGGTGAACTCGTCAGGGATCGGGGTTACGAACATCTCCGGAAAGGTAAGCCACGCCATCCAAGCCGGAGCAAATATCACCCTCACGACGAACGGCGCGGCGCTAGTGATCACGGGCGCAGCGGGCGGCGGCGGTGGGGGCGGCAACGGGACGAACGTATTCGTCAACGGCGCGATTGTTCAGGGGGCCAACCTCGCGGACTCCGCGACCCTGACGTTCTCCGTCGCAAACGCGACCAACATCAACGCGACCGTCGTCGGGATGCAGTCCACAAATGCCAACCTGACCGCGCTCTCGGCGAATGCGAACCTCTACCAGGGGACGAATACCCATCTCTCCGAACTCCAGATCGGCGACGGCAATTCGATGACGAATGCAGGGGCCGCCTTGCAATCTCTGACGGTTCTCGGAGGAACGGCAACGAACGCGAGTTCGATGGCAGTTGGGCCGTCCTCATCCACGGCCACGTTCACAAACTCGGTTGCGATGATGGGCGGCGTAGCCACGGCGCATAACCTGTTCACCCTCGGGACAGTCAACACGGCGATCCTCGGTGGCATTTCCTACCTCGGCGGCAACACCACCATATTCAAGGGTACGCAGGCGGCGATCCTTGGCGGAACCGTTTCGTCTGGCGTGCGCGGCGGGGCCTGGATCGGATCTGCAACTGGCAACGACTCGTTCGCGTTCGGCTTCCAAGCGAGCACTTCCACCTTCACGAACGCTTGGGCAATCGGCCGAGACAGCACGAACACGACGCACAACCAGATCATGCTCGGGTCGTTGTACGATGCCGTTGTGATCCCAACGACGCTCACGGTTTCGACGAACCTCCTGTCGGCCGCTGGGGCGTTCGGCGCTATCACGGTCACCAATGCGACCACCACGGGAAGCCTAGTCAACGCTGGCACGTCCACGCTCGCTGGCGCAGTTACGGCGGCGTCTGCGGTGATCACGAACACGCTCACGGTAGGAACGGCATTCACAGCGAAATCGACCATTGCCGGCCTCGCCTCGGGGTTGCAGTCGCTGAACGTTACCAACGCGGCCGTGGTCAACGGTCAGTTGACGGTGGTCTCGAACATCCTGGGGGCCACGTTCCCGATCACTGTCTCGTCGGCGGTCACGAACTGGGTCGTAGATTTCTCGTGGCCGGTAAACACGCTGCAGCTCACCACGAACGTATTTTTCATCCAGTCAACGAACCGTCCAGCGAGCGCAACGAACCTCGTGCAAACACTCGTCAGGCTGCGCGGTGGCGGCGTCAATCAAACCCTTGGATTCAACGCGACGTGGTCAGGAATAGGAACGCCTTTGACCACTGTAACCAACAGCAAGGTCGTCCTCATCCGGTTCACTGCCTGGGGATCAAACGAAACCAACGTCACTTATGAAGCGGTATCTGGATACTAAAGAGACTCCGGACAAGCCAAAGATCCGCGTGATTCGCGGGCCGGATGGCGAAATCATTTAACCTAGGAGTCAGACTCGAGCATCAACCATGACGACACACAACCACACTCGGGCCGGATGGGCACTGCTGGCGATGTCGCTGGTTCCTCTCGTTGGCTGCACGTCCGTGAACCGCGCAGCGTCCACAACGATTTCGTGGAAGGACGGCGCGTTCAGTTACACGTCATCGAAAGACCTGACGCTGAAGAAGCTCAGCATCGATCCGAAGACCGGCATCGTGACGCTTGAGGATGTCACCGCCCAGGTTGACCAGGCCGCCGTCAACGCTGCCGCAGCCGCCCGAATCTCCGACGCGCAGATTCTAATTCAGGCTCTTGACCTCGCGAAGCAGGCTGGCGCCATCGCAGCGAAGGCCGCCATTCCATGAATACCGACGTGCAGAAGCTTGTCGATCATGCCGCGCATCAGGACATGGGTTGGTGGGGAGCCGCTGCCGTAATCGTCTGCGTTCTCGCCGCCGGCTGGTTCGTTCGCTGGCTGGTGAAGCGGTTCGAGGAAGTCATGGAGGATCTCAAGTCATCCCACGCCCAACAGACGGAGATCCTCGTTGGGGTGGTGGTGGACAACTCCAAGGCGTTCAACTCGCTGGCGAGTCAAATGGAGAAGCACACCACAGAGCTGCATGAGATGCGGACGACGGTAGCGAAGTGCCCGGGGCCTGGACGAAAGTCCGACGCGACTCCGCACGGCAACAACGCCCATGATTGATACCGCATACCGATGGAGGTTCGTTCTGGTCGTCGTCGCAATGCACGTTGTGATCGAGGCCGGCTCTACGTTTTTGACGTGGCACGCGGCGATTGGTCCGGACAGGTGGACGTCGGTGCGAGTTAGTAGCTATGAGTCACTGGCGCTCTACGCCAAGCTGGCTGTGGGAGTGTGCACCACGGTCTTGCAGCTCAAGGACAACTCATGGAGCAAGGCTAAGGAGGGTACACCGGCATGAGCGCAATTCTCCCACGCCTGCAATCCGCCTTCCTGAAGTGGCTCGTCACTGAGTCAGGATCTCCGTCGCCGCTGACGTACTCACTCGCGTTAGAAACGAAGGCAACGTCCATCACAGCCATTCCCAATGGAGTCCGCGCCGATCTCAACGACGGTGTCTTCGTCCTCAACTTCTACTCCGGGTTCGGCAACGAGCAGGCCGCAATTCCCGCAATCTTCGTCGTCTGCAACAACTCCAGCAGCGACGTTGATACGCCGGGCATTGAGAACGCCGACGTCACGATCTCACTCGAGTATCAGGTGGACGACTCCACGACGACGCCCAGCGCAGTTGCCGCACTTGAAGGGGCGACACGGTGGCTGACCGATCTGCTGTGGGATAGTCCGTACCTGATCTCCGGACTTGAGGCGGCGGAACCCGGGATTATCGTCATGTCGGCTTACGGTAAGTCCTCGTCAATGCATACGGACGGCGAGAAGCGAATCCGCTCGGTTCAGTTCGATTTCAAGGTAACCGCATCAATCTGAAAGGAATCACATGGCAGCAACCAATGTCCAACAGGGAACCTCTTACGCCATCGTCTTCGGCGCTCCGTCCGCTGACGTGAAGTTCGGAAGCTCGAGCACGGCAGCGGGACTCATCATCAACGGTTACGACTTCACCCCGACAGCCGAGGAAGTGTTGACCACCGACGCCGAGGGTAAGGTGGTGAACATCACGACCTTCAACTTCGGAGCCGAGGCAACGCTGACGGTGAAGTTCAAGAGCACCACCAAGGCGCTTGCGCTTGCAGAGTTCGTCTCTCAGACACCCGGAACCAAGGTGCTCGTTGTGGACGCATCCACGGTTGACAGCTACACCGACCACGACCTGTCTGCGGTGACCACCGGCAAGCAGTACGGCCTGAAATCGTTCACAAAGACCGGCGCTCCAGGTCAACCAGCCACTGCCACCGTCGTCATTCGCCGCTTCGACTCGATCACCGATTACGCCGCGCTGACGTGACCTGCCGCGACCTCATCGCCCGCCGAATTCAGCCCGAGCGATTCCGCATCCTCGGGTTGAACCTACAGCCTCTCACTCTGGGGCACGTAGCGCTTCTGGAGTCGCTGGACGTCATGGACGCCCGCTACCCAGGAGAGCTTGGGCTCTGCTGCATCATTTGCTCGACGTCGCACCGGAAGGCGCGGAGGCGTCTACATTCGCCACTTCTGCCGCTGTGGTCGTGGTGGTGGGGCCTGCGCCTTGGACGGTGGGACTTCCTCGACAAGCGGGATCTGTGGGGTGAGTTCCTGAAGTACCACACCCAGCTTCCGCACGTCGGGTCAAAGGCCGAGGCATCCGGCAACTCCATCCCGATCCCGGCCTACCAGACAATCCGGACGGTTCTGCTCTCTCGGCTCAACTACAGCCCCGATACGGTGGACGACACGCCATTCCTTCAGGCCCAGTGGGACCGGATCACGCTGGCAGCCATAGAGGGCCGGGTGGACGTCCTGAACAAGACGGATGACGACATCGACGCCGAGATGGACGCCATTGACTGGGACAAGCTGGAAGCCTTCGGTAAACGTGTGTTTGAGGCTCAATAATGCTCTCACTGCTCTATAAAATCGCCGGGGACATAAGTCCTATGCGCCGCGCACTTGGCGACGTTGCCAAGGAAGCCGAGGTGACCGGAAAAAAGGCCGGCGCCGCGCTGTCCAGCGGCATCAAGGCTGGGGCTGGAGGTGGCGGCGGGGCTCGCGGAGGAGCCTTCAACCGAGACCAGATGAGGTCCGTGTTGACGCGCTATCTTGGTGCTGGTGCTATCATTGGGACGGCGAACCTGGCGACGTCAGAATCAGCAGAGACTCTGAAGGGGGCCGCTGAAGCCGGACTCTCCCCAGAGGCTTTTCAGGAGTTGAAGAAGGCTGCCGACGCAACCGGGCTTTCAATCGATGAGCTGAAGAAGTCTGCCAGCGAGTTCCCGGTAGAGTTCGCGAAGCTGATGTCGTCGATACGTGGTGGCCTCGACATCGTCGATGATAAGACCGTCCGGCAGCTAGCGCAGTTGGACAAGGTGAAGGGGACAGGGTGGTCAATGTTCAAGTCAATCGGATGGCAGGCTGCTAAGGCCGGAGTAGCATTCAACCAACTATCGGACGTCGGCATGAACTTCGGGCTTGCCGCAACCACGCACCTTCCAGGCTTCCAGGGAATGGGAGAACAGCACTTGGGGCTTGGGGTGAAGCTCCTGAAAGACGTTCTCGGCCAGGGCGACTTCACTGGCAAGGGCGGCTTCAGTTATGCTGAGGACTACGGCGCAAAGGTCCGCGCAGCCATGGAGTCCAGCAAAGATTGGGAGGCCATGGGCGGAAATGTGGACTGGAGTGGAAAGTCTGGCGTTGCAAGGGGGCGCGAAGAACTGAAGGAAATGAAGGAAGAACTGAGGACGCAGACCGAGATCCACCGCGACAACTCGCGGTCACTGAAGGCGCTTCAAACTCTGATGAGGGAACAATGAGCCGCATTCAACAGGGAACAGCCGGTCTTGTGCTTCAGGGGAGAAGCTGGAGCTGGTCGCGATCTGGAGGCCTACGGAACATCGAGACGTGGCAAGGTGAGAACGACGCCGTTGAAACGGCGTGGGTGAGTTGGCAGTCGGCAGGCTACACGGTCACAAAGGAACCAGTCGGAGGAGGGAAGTCCCGACTCATGATCGAGTTCGGGGACGCTTCGGCAATCATAGGTGGAGCACCTGACGACACGGTTAAAACCGTCTGGACGCTGCATCCGTCTCTTGAAAAGCGATCCCTTGTCAAGCACCCGTACATCAAGAGTGTGATCGATGGGCTCGACGTTCCGACGTCCATCACGTTTGCGAACGCGCTGAAGTACGCCAAGAGCGGCATCAACCCGTTCACGGACTTGGTTCAGATGGGGCTTGAGTCAGTCGATTTCAGCTTGTTCACCGGCACGCGCACCGGGCTCAACTGGGTGATCTACGAATACCTGAAGGGCGACGAGACCTATGATCACATCTGGGCCACGCTCAAGAAGTCGCGGACCTGCCCGCCAAACACGGCGATTGCGAGCGACTGGAATCACATTATGTACGTCTGGACGACGGATCAACTGACTGCTTCCGAATCGACGATCCCGACGGCTATCATCGGCACGCTGCCAACCGGAGACTGGCTCAAGCTTCCCGGATCTGCGGAGCAGCAATCCAACGGGCAGATCACGATCAGCACCGAGTGGCATTTCCGCGAGACGGGGTGCTGGGATGAACAGGTGATGTCAGGAAGCGATTGGCAGCACGGAACCCACCCAAGGAAGCCATGATCGATCCGTTCTCCCTGCCCGAGCCCGTCGGGTTGTCGAAAACCAAGGACCAAATCCGCGAGCTGCGGCGGGTGATCAAGTCCATGCAGACTTCGTTCGGGCCAGGTGAGCGCGGACTGGTGACGCAGAGCGGGGTTTCGCGCTATCCAGCGCGCCGACCTGGCGGATTGCAGGGCGGCGGCAAAGGCTCAGACACATGGGCGGCCTGATCTCCACAGTCACTCAGCTTCCATCCGACGCAGCGACGTCGGCGGCGCGCCACAACGAGCTTCTGGACGCCCTGGACGAGGTGCTGAGGCGTCGGTTCAACGAGCGCAGCTTCAGGGTGTTCGCCGACGGCACCCTCCCGGCAATCGAGACCGGGGACGAGTACCTCTTCGGAACGGCATCGAACCTGTGGACGTCCGCTGCGGCATACTTGGACGTCCACGAAACTCCTGCGGTTCCGTCGGGTGGCTCCGTCATCAGCAGCGATCCGGTCACGAAGTACGTGTGGGTGACCGGGTACGCCGGCTATCGGACGCTGAATCGGCACCACTGCCTGTTTTCACCGGACGGCATCATCCCGGCCGTCAAATACTGGTTCGGATACGTCACCCCGGAGCGGTGGGAGCCATACGCTCTGGCGGATATTTTCGTCGAGAACTACCTTGAGACTCACAACGTCGTAACTCCGGCCACGAATGTCTTCACTCTCCGCGACGGGTGGGACAGGCACGGCGTCTACAGGGTGCACAATGGTAACAGGTTCACGCTGACGATTCTGGACGCCGTCAACGCCGTGACGTTCGAGGTTCCGGCCTACGGGGTGATCACGCTGCGGAGGACGGAGCCAACCGGAACATGGACGCGCGACGGCGTCTACATGGCCCGAACGCGGGAACACGATCGGATGCAGTGGCACTCGATATTCAAGGGGAACTTTGCCGGGTCTATGTCGCTGGCAGAGGCGCTGTGCGGATCGATTGGCGGGCAAAGCTGGGCTCGGGTTAAGCCGGTTCTAGGGTTCGATTCGACGCTCGCCGAGCAGGGGCTCTACACGGGCGCGGCGCCGGCCACGACGGACAAGGCATCGGACTGGCTCTATCACAAGGGATCGATTCTCTCCGTCGTCCTCGACAAGCGGGACGGCACGATCACGACGAAGGTCCTGAAGTGGAATGGAATCGACTCGGTTCCGGATGCCACCTGGGTCGGGTGCGTCTGGGCCACGCTGATCACCTCGACGACGCTGCGACTTGAATCAACCGTGACGCCGCCGGCAGGAGCGATAGCGGACCAGTGGGAGCACGATCTGATTCCGATCACCACGAACCTCCTCGGGAACGCTATCGTGCAACTTCATGCCGGCGGAACCTTGACTCACGCCGACATCAACTTCGTCGGCGGTGTGGCTCCGTTGCTCCGTGGCCCGCTTCCGCTTCAGGCGTTCGCCGCGGCGACAGCATCGGCGACAAAGCCGCTGACGCCGGTCTCTAGCGACGGCGGCGGGGCAGCTTTCACGCTCACCACCTATTCCCCGGGCGGATCTGCGTTCAGTGGGCCAACATCGTGGACGCAGACGGTTGGATCCGCGATGGCGGTCCCGTCGCCGCTCACGGGGTTCAACGCGCTCGACTCCGGGCCGATCATCAAGACGCACGTCGGGACCATCCGGTCCAACCTGATCGAAACCCACCCCGAGGACATGACCACCCAGGTGGCGTTCAACTCGGATCTGATCCGTGACGGCTACGTCTACGCCGGCCACATCCGATGGCGACTCGCGGACGGCATGGACACCCTCGGCGACCGGATGCGGTTCTCTGCCACCATCCCAAGGAAATGGGATCCGTGCGGGAGTCTCGTCGGTGGCGTTGCCGTGTTCCCTGCCCACCCGCAGGAAGGTGACCTACTCGGAACCAGCGACGGTCTTGCGGGTGCGTTGTCCTGGGGGCCGCCAACGGCAGCCACGGGCTCCGTAAAGTTCGACAACGTCGGTCCTTACGTGTCCGACCCACTGATCACCGGGTGCCTGACGGGCGCCGCGGTGTGGCTGCCGTCCGACGCTCTGGACTGGATCCATGAGAACATCCAGACGGAGAACTGGTGGAAGGACCATCGAACGGCGCTGATCGCCGGGCCCCCCGAGGACGCGAAGCTGCGGGCGATGCGGATGCCGCGGCGTGTTGGGCAGTTCGACGACATGGCCGAGCTGCTGGGCGCGGTT